TGGCTGATATAGACGGTTCACAAAATGTTCGTGTAATTATGCGTTACAATGGAGCGGTTCAATATGGTATCGGTTCAGACGTAGTACTTTACGGAGTATAACATTAAATAAAAAGCGTAGGTAACTGCGCTTTATTTTATTCACAATTAAAAACAAAATTTTATGGCTTGTTTATTAACACACGGTAGGGAAGAAGTTTGTAAAGAGTTTGTAGGCGGTATTAAGTCAATTTACTTTATTAACTACGGTTTAATGGGTGCAATTACTTTTGATAGTTCAACAGACTTTGAAGACCAAATTGATTCAGTAGCGGGAACGTTTACACTTTTTAAATACGATTTAAAAGGCGCAAATTCTTTTGAGCAAACAGTTACAAGTTCACGTGAAAACGGAACTACATTTGTAGAACAAACTTTAACTTTTACTATTAAAGGTTTAGACGCAGTAACTACAAAACAAATGAAATTACTTGCTTGGGGACGTCCACACGTTGTAATTAAGACAAACGCTAACAATTTCTTTTTAGCAGGACTTAATCACGGAATGGATGTAACTACAGGACTTATTTCTAACGGTACTGCAATGGGTGATTTAAACGGTTACACAATGACACTTGTAGGACAAGAAGCAACTCCTGCAAATCACTTGTCCGTTACAGCACCTTACACAGATGCTTTATTGGTTAGTAGCTGTTTCACAGGAGCAACAGTTGACCCTAACTAAAATTAAAAAAAATATTTTTAAAGCCGTTCTTCATAGTTCGGCTTTTTTTTTGTCTTAAAAAAAGAACAAAAACACGAATATTTAATTATAACTATATGATAGTATTAACACCTTCAGGAAGTCCACAAACATTTAGTTTTATTCCACGTGACAATACTTTTAATGTTATGGAACTAACAGACGAACAAACAAACGTAACAACAGCGGTAGCGATTACTTCAAGAACGGTAGGAGACTACATAAACACGATTACAGCAACCTTTGGTTTAGTAGAAGGACATTTTTACAATTTAGTTTTAAGAGTAGGTACAACCATTATATATAAAGACCGTGTATTTTGCACGGCACAAAGTTTAGTTACGTTTTCGGTTAACAATAACCAATACGTTTCTAATTCAACAACAAATGATTTTATAGTATATGAATAATTTACACGTTTTAAATTTGTCGGCTTATACGTCACCTGTAGTTTCGGAAACAAACCGAGAAAATTGGGTGGACTTTTTAACTGAAGACGGCGACCAATACTTTCAATTCTTAATTGAGAGATATAGCAATTCAACAACGAACAACGCTATTATAAACAACGTAGCACGATTAATTTACGGAAAAGGATTAAGTGCATTGGACGCTAATAAAAAGCCGAATGAGTATGCACAAATGATGTCTTTATTTCACAAAGAAGACGTACGAAAAATGGTTTTGGATAGAAAAATGTTCGGACAATTTGCTATTCAAGTACATTATAATGACAAGCACGACAAAATATTAAAAGCATATCATATTCCTGTTAATCTTTTACGAGCTGAAAAATGCGACAAAGACGGACAAATAACAGGTTATTACTACAGCGACAATTGGGACGATACTAAAAAGTTTGCGCCAATTAGGTTTAATGCTTTTGGTTATAGCAAAGAAAAAATAGAAATATTATTTTCTAAACCTTATTCAGTTGGGATGAAATATTACGCTTATCCTGACTATCAAGGCGCTGTTCCTTATACGTTGCTTGAAGAAGAAATTGCCGACTATTTAATTAACGAAGTTCAAAACGGATTTAGCGGAACTAAAGTTGTCAATTTTAACAACGGTGTTCCAACAGACGAACAGCAACAAATCATATCAAACAAAGTTCTTGACAAGTTAACAGGAAGTAGGGGACAAAAAGTAATTGTAGCTTTTAACAACAACGCTGAAAGCAAAACAACGGTTGAAGATATTCCGCTAAACGATGCTCCAGAACACTACACGTATTTAAGCGAAGAATGTTTACGCAAAATAATGTTAGGACACAACATAACTTCACCTTTATTATTTGGTGTTGCTTCAACTAATGGCTTTTCAAGTAACGCAGAAGAGCTTAAAAATTCAAGTATTCTTTTTGACAATATGGTTATAAGACCATTTCAAGAAGAAATATTAGATGCTTTCGATAGCATATTAGCATACAACGGAGTTGCTTTAAAGTTATTCTTTAAGACTTTACAACCACTTGAATTTACGGACTTGGAAAACACGCAAAACGCTGAACAAGTTGCAGAAGAAACAGGAACAGAATTAAGCGCACATACAAACCCTTTAATTGATTTAGGCGAAGACGTAAACCCTGAATGGATATTAATAGACGAAAAAGAAGTTGACTACGAAAACGATGATAAAGAAAATGAGTTATTGAGTAAAGAACCTAAACAAAGTTTGTTGTCTAAAATTGTAAACTTGGTTAGTACAGGAGAAGCAAGACCAAACATAACAAGCGCACAAGATAAGATAATTAAGCAATTAAAATTTATTGTACGTTATAAATATGTAGGTGCAATAAATGAAAAAACAAGACTTTTTTGTACTCAAATGATAAGTGCAAATAAAGTTTATAGAAAAGAAGATATTTTAGCAATGGGCGATGTTGCAGTAAACGAAGGTTGGGGAGCAAAAGGCGCATCAACGTATTCAATTTGGCTCTATAAAGGTGGTGGAAATTGTTACCACCGCTGGAACAAACAAGTTTATGTTGTTCCTTTAGGAAAGGGAATTAATATAAACGAAGCAAAAAAAATAGGACAATTAAAAGCAGCAATTAGTGGTTATTTAGTTGTTAATCCTGAACTTGTTGCAAAACGTCCTGTTGATATGGATAACTACGGATTTTTACCAAGCAACCCACAACCACCAAGAACAATAACACGATAATGGCAGAAGCACTTTTAGTCACAAGACAAGATTTAGTTAAATTCACTTCGTTAAACGGAAACGTTGACACGGACAATTTTATACAATACATCAAGATTGCACAAGATACAGACTTGCAAAATTTCACCGGTACAAAGCTATTAGACAAGATAAAAGCGGACATAATAGCAAATACATTAAGTGGTAATTATTTAACGCTTACAACGACTTATTTAAAGCCAATGCTTATTCATTTAGCAATGAAGTATTATTTGCCGTTCGCAGCTTACACGATTTCAAACAAAGGTGTTTACAAACACAATTCCGAAAATAGCACAAGCGTAGAAAAAAACGAAATAGATTTCTTAATTGAAAAGGAAACGCAAATAGCACAACACTACACACAAAGATTTATTGACTACATAAGCAATAACAATAATTTGTTTCCTGAATACAATTCAAATTCAAATAGTGATATGTTTCCAGATACAAACAATAATTATAGCGGATGGTACATTTAAAGACATACAAACCCAAAGAAGTCAATATCGTAAAGTTAAAGACTTACTTAAAAAAATTAGAAAATGGCAAATAGTAACGGATGGGGCGATGGCGCTTCAAACAATAATATAGGTTGGGGACAAGGCGCACTAAACACAATTGGTTGGGGTAAATCACACTTGGTATCTTATGCAGGTTTAACGGATATTGTAGGTTCACCTGTTCCGGCTTTAGTAACTGCATTTGAATTAAGAGTTGTTACGGATGGCGGAGTAATGGAAGCCAATTCTTGCTTAAACACGAATTTAACAAATTTAAATAGTATAGTATGAGTTTATTAGACGATGCAAGTTTAATTGTAACACCTAACGGATATAAAGCAAGTAAATTATATAGCGTAAAACCTACTGATGCAAGTGGCGATATGGATGTTGTAAGAGCAACAACAGCAACAAGAGTAGATAGTGCAGGGGTTATAGAAAGTGTGGCTATTAATGTGCCACGTTTAGACTATACAGGTGGTGGATGTCCAAGTATATTGGTAGAGCCACAGAGAACAAATTTAGTTTTATATAGTGAAGAGTTTGACAATGTAGCTTGGGCTAAAACAAATTCAACAGTAACTGCTAATACAACAACTTCACCTGACGGTAATTTAACTGCTGATAAATTAATTGAAGATGCAACAAATAATCAACACAGAATAGACAAAACAACAACAAGTGCTATTGGAACAAATACCTTTTCTGTTTTTGCTAAAAAATCAGAAAGAGATTCTATTAGGTTAAGAGTGGGAACAAGTGGAGCATATTTTGATTTAACTAATGGTACTGCTTCAGGTGCTGTAGGGGTTACTACTTCAATGGAAAATTATGGTAATGGTTGGTACAAATGTGCTATTGTAAGAGTAAGTACAGTTGCAACTGAAACTGTGCGTATAAATTTAGCTATTGGAACTAATACAGATTATACAGGAGATGGAACTTCAGGTTTATTTATTTGGGGTGCACAACTTGAACTTGGTTCAAACGCAACATCCTACATCCCTACAACAACAGCTACAGTTACTCGAAATGCTGATGTGATTAGTAAGACAGGTGTAAGTAGTTTGATAGGTCAAACTGAAGGGACTTTGTATGCTGAAGTGGATATAACAAACGTAGGTACACGAACTATTTTTGCTTTAGATATTGGAGCAACAACTAATTATATTACAGGCACAACTAATGCTACAAACGCTGTACGTTTAGCTGTATCTTCAGCAGGTAGTGCAACACAATTAATTACCACAAGCACACTTGCTATTGGTTTTTATAAAATTGCATTTGCTTACAAGTCAGGAGAGTATGCAATATATATCAATGGTGTATCGGCAGGCACAAGTTTATCAACAACTTTTCCAATAGGTACATTAAGTCAATTTATTTTAGCAAACGCATCTTATGGAACTTTAAATGATTCTTATAATTTAGTAACTCTATTCCCTACAAGATTAACTAATGCACAATTAGCAACCTTAACAACTCCATAATATGAACATCTACAAACTAAAATACACAACTAAAGCAGCTGCTGAAAAAAACCTTAAAGCAAAGGGCGTTTATGTAGAAACTGATGAAGGTTTAATATACGCTACAGGTGTACACGCAGTAGTTGAGATAGGTAAGATTATCACTACTGATGGCACTTATGATGAAGAAGGCAATGAACTTACTGCTCCTGTTTATGCAAGTGGCTACCACTACGACATAATGTGTGAGCAGGACATTGACTTTGGAAGTAACGCAATAGAAGTAAACAATCCTAAACATTGTTTTTTAGGACATAATTAAGATATGAAAACAAATATTTTAGCAGTTTTATATTTCGTGTTTGGCTATATAACTTCGTTTTCTTTAATGGTTCAAGGAACTGAACTTTACATTAATTTAGCCGGAATCACTTTATTTTTTTATTTAACTTTTAGTTTAACGGATGCGCTTGAAAATTTAGGATTATGAAATTACAACTTTATTTATTACTTTATTCAATTAAAAATTCAGCGTTGAAACTTATAACAATTTGCTTTTCGTTTTTTTTACCTATTAGCGGAATACTTGGACTTTTATTTGCGTTAATTTTATCGGACACCGCTACAGGAATTTGGAAAGCAAAACACCAAAAACAAGAAATAACATCACGCAAACTTTCAGCAATTATTTCTAAATTACTTTTATATGAGTTAACAGTTATACTTTTTTACCTTATAGACTTTTATATTCTTAACCAAATAATTTTACAATTCTTTTCCGTTCCTTTAATGCTTACAAAAGTTTTAGCGTTGGTACTTGCTTCAATAGAAGTTATGAGTATAAACGAAAATTACAAAGTTGTTAAGGGAATAGATTTATGGCAGTCGGCAAAGTTATTATTTGCACGAGCAAAAGAAGTTAAAGACAACATTAATAAGTTAAAATGAATTTAAGCGCACACGTTACATTAAAAGAATTTCAAAATTCACCGACTGCAACAACACACGGAATAAACAACCAAATGAACGAGTCGCAAATTGCGTCCGCAAAACTTTTGTGTGAAAACGTGTTTGAACCGTTAAGAATTCACTTAAACACACCGATAAAAATTAGTTCTGGCTACCGTTCACCACAATTGAATAAAATGATAAAAGGAAGTTTATCAAGCCAACATTGTAAAGCTGAAGCGATGGATATTAAAATAGGCGCTAAAGGGTTTCATTTTATAAAAGACAAGTTAGACTTTGACCAACTTATTTGGGAGTTTGGAAACGATGAAAATCCATCTTGGGTTCACGTTAGTTATAGTTCTAAAAATCGTAAACAAGTATTAAAA